TTTGATAATGCTCCGACCATTGCTAGATTTGATAGACAGAAGTATCCGTTCCTAGAGAAGCTGACTCGGCAGCAGATGGGGTTCTTCTGGGTTCCGGAAGAAGTTGACCTGACTCGCGATACAAAGGATTTTCGTGAGTTGACGAAGAACGAGCAACACATCTTCACCAGCAACCTGAAGCGACAGATTCTTCTTGATTCAGTTCAGGGTCGCGCGCCAACGGCAGCTTTCAGCCCTATCGCTTCGCTTCCAGAACTCGAGAACTGGATTATCGCCTGGACGTTCAGCGAGTCTGTTCATTCACGTTCATATACACATATCATTCGTAATGTCTATAGCGATCCGTCAAAGGTTCTTGATGGTATTCTTGATATGCAGGAGATAGTTGATTGCGCCGAGGATATCAGCTTGTATTACGACGATCTGATTGATCTGAATCAACGTGCGGCATTGAATTGGCATGCTCATAACACCCCATCGCCTTATCGACACAAACGTGCGCTTTGGATGGCTCTTACATCAGTCAATATCCTTGAAGGTATCCGCTTCTATGTAAGTTTTGCCTGTTCCTGGGCTTTTGCTGAATTAAAAAAGATGGAAGGCAACGCGAAGATCATCAAGTTGATTGCTCGTGATGAGAACCTTCACCTAGCAGGAACTCAGCAGCTGCTTAAGATTCTTCCTCAGGACGATCCCGATTTTGCGTTGATCAAAGAAGAGACTCGTGATGATTGCGTAGCGATGTTCAAGTCCGCTGCCGAGCAGGAGAAAGCTTGGGCTGAATATCTTTTCAAGAATGGTTCTATGATCGGTTTGAATAAACAGCTTCTCTGTGATTACGTCGAGTGGATTACAAATCGCCGTATGCAGGCTGTAGGTTTGTCAACACTATATAAGACCGGATCAAATCCTCTACCCTGGACGCAAAAGTGGATCAGCGGAGGTGAGGTTCAAGTCGCGCCACAGGAGACTCAGATTACATCTTACATTGTCGGTGGTGTGAAGAAAGACGTATCAACAGAAACATTCAAAGGGATGACACTATAATGGGATGGAGTTCAGGATCGAAGATTTTCGACGAAATTGCGGAAATAATTTTTAACATTGTAGACGATCCTGAAGATCGTAAACTACTCTATTCAAATATTCTTGGGATATTTGCAGACCATGACTGCGACACCTTAGACGAATGCGACAGCTCGGATCCGGTGTTGAAAGAAGTCTTCAAAGAAATGGGCTTGATTGAATTCGACGAAAATGACGAAGACGAAGAAAACGATTGGCCAGACGGCGGGCGTGAGATGTTTTGATATAAGTAGAGGGGTTAAAAGGATGCCCCTCTATGTCATGGATTTTCGAATCACAGCCTGTAGATGAAACTGTTCTAGATGATTACGTCGGTTTCGTCTACTGCATTACTAACTTGATTGATAATAAGAAATACATCGGTAAGAAGCTTCTGAAGTTTAGAAGAAGTAAGATCGTCAAGGGTAAAAAGAAAAAGATCCTTGTCGAGTCGGACTGGAAGAAGTATTGGGGTTCTAACAAAACTCTAATAGCCGACGTTGAAGCTCTAGGCGAAGACAAGTTCTCTCGAGAGATTCTAATGTTTTGTAAGAGTAAAGGCGAATGCAATTACTACGAAGCAAAATTCCAGTTCGAATGCTTAGTTCTCGAAACTGATAAGTATTATAACGATTGGATCATGTGTAAGATTCACAGATCGCATGTAAAAAAGCTTGACTTTTCCCAGGGATCTAGTATAATGAGGTTGCTGGGATAGCAGCAAAATAATAGAAAGAAGTAGTGTCATGAATATGAACATGAACGAAGTAATAGCCTATATCGAAACCTGCTCACCAACATCGAAGATCTACATCGGCTCTGATTCCGAACGATTCAAGCTCAAGGGAAAGTGGTATGCTGATTATGCTACGGTCGTTGTTGTTCATATCGATGGCAAACACGGTTGTAGAATCTTTGGCGAAGTAACCAGAGAGCTAGATTACGATCGTAAGGTAAACAGACCAGCACTTAGGTTGATGACCGAAGCATACAAGGTTCAGGAACTGTATTACAAACTCCAGGAAGCAATTGGAGACAGATTCTGCGAGCTTCACCTTGATATCAACCCCGATGAACGTTACGGCTCTTCATGCGTCGTTACTCAAGCCATCGGTTACATCATAGGTACTTGTAATATCGAGCCAAAGGTTAAACCTTTTGCCTTTGCAGCTAGTATTGCTGCGGATCGTTACAAGGGTCTGGCGGCAGCATAAATACCAAATGCTTTCCGCGACCGCATACTGCGGGAATGGGTTTTGACCCGTTAACAAAAATTAGGAGATCAAACTTTGCTAAAGCGCACAACAGTCGCGCTTTTGGGTTTGAGCGTTTTACTATTTTGCGTCTCTGACGCAGCACAAAATAACAATATTACACGTGAAAACATTTTGACGGAGGAACGTGTTATCAGCCCACAAGCTGATACGATTGAAGCAACCCCTGTGGTTGTAACAGTTGAAACTAATAACGCTCAAGTTCAAGAGGTAAGCGATAACAACGCTGCCGCCAAGGAACGACGCGTTGTACGTAGGTACAGCGCCAAGGCATCTTGGTATAGACATGGTAGAGTAACTGCCAATGGTGAACAATACAACCCTCTGGGTTTAACTGTCGCCCACCGCTCTCTACCGTTTGGCACAATTGTGAGATTCACTAATCCCGATAATGGGCAGAGTGTAACAGTTAGAGTAAATGACAGAGGACCGTACATCAGAGGCAGAGAATTCGATCTTTCTCTTGGCTCTGCTAGAGCTCTCGGGTTTGAGAGTAGAGGTGTTATGGTTCTGCGAGTCGAGATAATGTAATCAGCGAGGATCGATATGACGAAAGACGAAAAGAAGACTCTTGAGGATCACAATTATTATTTGTTTCATCAAGATTTCACTAATGAATCTACTTCTAACGCGATCAAGTTCATCATCGAACGTAACTTGATGAAGACTACACCGAAGTTTATGAAGATCATTTTCAACTCTCCCGGTGGCGATGTATCTGCAGCTTTCAGCCTGATCGATGTAATGAAAGGCTCTCGTGTACCGATTTACACTTACGGTCTAGGAGAGATATCAAGCTGTGGGCTACTGGCGTTCATCGCTGGTAAAAAAGGTCATCGTTACATAACGGAAAACACAAGTATTCTTAGTCATCAGTTCTCCTCGATCTTCTGGGGAAAAGAACATGAGTTGATGGCTAGATCAAAAGAGATCCACAATATTTCCAGGCGATTTATAGATCACTATATAAAGTGCACAGGGTTGAGTGAAAAAGAGGTCAGAAAGTATCTCTTACCTCCAGAAGACGTCTGGCTGAGTGCCCAAGAAGCTGTGAAATATGGAATCGCAGATGAAATTGTTGAATTTTATTAAGGAGAAGATTATGCCAAGACCCAAGGGTTCAAAGAACAAGACTACTGTTAATGAAGTTGCCGAGCCTGTAGAGTTCGATTACGAACGAGACGATGGAATGTTTGATAATTCGTATCAGAATACTGCGTATACAGTTGTAAGGAACGAGCAACCAGCCTGGACTTTATCGACTCAAGATGCTGCGCTGATGGTTCCTCCATCAGAACCGCTACCAAGCCCGATTCTAACATCTCAAGTTCAGCGGTCTGATGCTTTAATCGGACAACCGAAACTTTATCTTGTTGAAGGTGAAGTGCAGATGTCACCACGGGAGTTAGGTAGAGGTTCGGTTGTAGCAAAGCAGTTCCGTCTGGTTCTGGCTATCCACGAAACAGAAGCTGTTGAAAAGTATTCAAACTATTTCAGCGGTCTCAGTGATAAAGAAGCTGTGTATTCCACTCTTCGCGCAGCTGCTATGGAAACAATCAGCTGATGTTCGTTGAGCTATATACGAAAGAAGGTTGTCCATATTGTCAGATGGCTAAGATTGCTCTTATGGACAAAGTAATCCCTTATAGCGAATTAAAGCTCGATAGAGATTTCTCAAGAGAACAAATCTTAGAAAAGTTCCCGGAAGCTAAGTCTTTCCCGATAATAGTGCTTGACGGATTCTACATTGGGGGTTATACTCAGCTTAGGGAACATTTGAATTCGAAGAATGATTCTCAGATTCAATTGAACGGTTAGGAGCTATATTATGTACCAGCGTGACACCTTGCTGAAGGATCTTCGAACCCAAGTGTTGGAAGTTCACTTCACGAAGGCTAATGGAGAGAATCGCATCATGCGCTGCACTCTTCAGAAGCATATGCTACCCGAGAGCTACCAGCGTAGTCTTGAAGAGCAAACCGAAGAAAAGACTTTCCATAAGGAAAATCCTGACGTTATCGCAGTTTGGGATCTTGGTGAGAACGGTTGGCGTTCTTTCCGGATTGATTCCGTCTTTTACTGCGAAGCCAAGACCGCATACTAAAAGGAAACCAAACAGAAATGACTGAACGTTACTGGGGATATCACGCTATCGTGGATGCCGCTGGTTGTGACATCGAAAAGATGACCAGCTATGACAATATCTATAACTTCAATAAGCAGCTAGTCAAGGATATTGACATGGTTGCGTATGGCGAACCACAGATTGTTAACTTCGGTTCTGGTAACAAGGAAGGCTACAGCCTTGTTCAGCTGATTGAAACTAGCAATATCTGCGCGCACTTCGCTAATCAGGATCGAGAGATCTACCTCGATGTATTCAGTTGTAAGCCATTCGACGAACGTATCGTCGAAGATTTGATTGTGAAGTATTTTGACGCGAAGTCTCTACGTCGAGCTTTCCTGAAGCGTCAGGCTACTCTGGAAACTAACTGATGATAGTAGGGTTCACTTGCGGCGCATTTGACCTACTACATCCCGGTCATATTCATCTTTTGAATAGTGCCGCGAAACAATGTGACTATTTGGTTGTTGGGTTGCATACTGACCCAACTATTGATCGCCCGGAGAAGAACAGACCCATACAGTCTACTTTAGAAAGACACATTCAGCTGGGCGCGCTGAACGCTGTCAACGATATCTTTCCGTATGACACGGAGTTGGATCTAGTGAATTTTTTATCGACCGCGAATATCAATAAAAGATTCATAGGTTCAGATTATGCGTTTAGATCCTACACTGGTATGGAAATTTGTAGAGAACGAAACATAGAGATTATTTTGATTCCGAGGTATCACACTTGGAGTAGTTCTGAATTGAGGAGAAGAATTAAAAATGGTTAGAGTTGTTACTGATTTCCCGATTGCTTATGAGAGTCACGATCATATCGTTCCTCATGGTACAAAGCAAGACAATACCAAGAATGGCGCATATGTGAGGGAACTTATTCGTAGGTTCGGACTAGAGATGCGTTACATGGATCTTGGTTGTGCTGGTGGTGGGTTTGTTTCACAATTCTTGAATAATAATGTTCTTGCTATCGGTATCGAAGGTAGTGATTACGGTATGAAGAACGGTCACGGAGAGTGGCCAAAGATTCCGAATAACCTGTTCACTGCTGACATCACCAAGCCATTTGAAGTTCTAGACGACGAAGGTAATCGTATCGAGTTTGATGTTATTTCGGCATTCGATGTGCTCGAGCATATTCGTGAAGCCGACTTGGTTCAAGTGCTTACAAACATCAACAATCACCTAAAGCAAGGTGGAATCTTTACTGCGGGTATTGCTACATTCCCAGACGAAGGATACCACGTTACACTGAAGGATGAACCTTGGTGGGATGCTTTACATAATGATCATGGATTGATGCGAGTTGATCCACTTGAGAACTTTGGTCGTCTCACCTCTATCAATGCGGTGTATCT